TTGTCATAGTGTTCTTTCTCCGCTTTAGTCAAGATTCAAAGTCCTGTATTTAACCCCATCATTCCATTGCTTATCCTCTTCCTTCTGATATAGTTCTATTACTTGGTCAGGGGTTCTGAAGGTAGGAGTATTTTGTCCAGAAAAGCAGAAAGCATACCAAAGAGGAGATTCTTTGCTGTGATACCACTCAATAAATTGAGGAATCATGGCTACTTCAGATGCTTTGATATTCGCAGTACCTTTGACACTAACCAGTCTTGTACCTTTGTTACTACAAACGATATAGTCAGGAAGATTCCTAACAAGAGGGTTAATGGTATAAAAATTAGGAATAGGATCTTTCTTTTCATCAAAGCCAAGCCTTCTATAAAATACTTGTTTACTTTCGCAATATTGCTCAAACAACTCCTCACCTAGATTTCTTCCAGAGTTTCTCTGAGTATAGGAGTTATTGCCATTCATTTTAATCTCCACAAAAGCAAGGAATTGATTCTTCTGCTTTATCGAACATATCGTCATGGCTTAAAGCAAACTTCTTTAATTCAGCATAACTTGGTCTGTCTTTTCTAAATTTTGCTCCATCACCATAGGTTTTGTTGCTAGATTGAGCATGGTTTTCCATAGCAATCCACCAATCTGCTCTCTCAGGCTTTTCTCTTATAAGACTGATAATTTGATGAGTAGGCTTTAAAAAGCACAAATCGCAGTTCCCATGCATTGTTACACCATTCATATTTGGCAAGCCTAAGTCAAAAGGTTGTGCTTTCCAAAAGTTTCCTACATCTTGTTTTGTAATACCATCAACTACTAAAGGAGTTCTTTCTCTAGCTATCTTTGCAGCTCGTCTTTGTTCATCAGCTCTAATGCCGACCCAATCCATATTTTCATTGTGTTGCCACCCCATTGCTTTTAAATAAGCATGGATAGCTCGTATTTTGAGCTTGGCTGTGCAAATTCTAGCTACTGGATTAGGAAGGTATGGACTACCATTTTTATCAATTAATTCAAAGAATGGCTCACCATTGCGACTTGCTGTTTCGTAAGTTACTCGCTTCCATCTATCTGCAGGTTTCTCAGCATACTGATACTCAATCCAATGAATATCAACATTCCAATTATCTTGACAGGCTTTAACAAATTTAAGGGTTTCTTCTTCCTCTTTACCTGTATTAGCAAAAGTAACAATTGAACCTTCTGGAATACCATTGTTTTCTTGCAATATTCTCCAAAGCATATAGCCAGAGGTGCGACCGCCAGAAAAGCTAATAACAGTTGGTTCTAATATTTCGTATGGACTCATCTTGTAGCTCGATCCTGTGACCGGTTAGATGCCTCTGTGGTGCGCCATATCTCAGCTCTTAGCTTTGCAGCCTCTAAAAAGTATTTGAGCTTTTCTTCATCTAGCATGGCTACCTTGATGCCCTCAACAATGACCAAGTAGTCAGGATGAGCTAAAGCATAATGCTCGGCTCTAGTGATTGAGTTTTCATTGCACTTCATAATCAAATCAGCCTTCTTTACCTTCAAGAAGTTTTCTAGATAAACCCTATTTGACTTGGCTTCTGCATACTTTGGTGCATTTTCAATGATGAAACTAACAGCCTTGTTAGGGTCTATAGTTGTCATGCTTTGGTTGATTTGTTCTTTTTCCATAATTCAGTTAAACCTTCCTTTAGTTTTTCAAGCGACTTTACTCCTCGCTTATCTAACACTAGTGCCAAATACTTTCTTCTTCCTGACAAATTCATGCTTGCAACAAATCTAAGTTCGCACTCATGACGATACTTTTCACTACTTGTATCATCAAATAAGTCCATCTTCTACCATTTGGATTCTTTTGCCAATCCATTTCATAACAGGCACAGCCATTGAATTTCCTAATGCTTTGTATCTTGCACCACTAGGACAGTTTTCTTTGATATTTGTGTAGTTATCAGGAAATCCCTGTAGTCTTTCACACTCTATCTCAGTTAGTCTGCGAACTGCCATTTGTTGAAATATCTGTTGATCCTGCAAAGTTGATAAAGTAAAAGCCTTTTCATCTTGACCAAGGTATCCTTTACCGCCACCTTCGCAACCGCCTCTTACTTTAAAAGCATGAGCAATATAAGTTTCATGCTCAGTAACTGCATTGCCAGTTCTACTGAAACTAGCTCCTGATGACAAGAGAGTGGGAGCTTTAGGTGCTACATAAAAAGTTTCACTACCACCACCTAAGACTCCACCGCTTGCTTTTGTTGTTCCTGCTACTGTGTCTGGGCGATATTGACCAAAGCTGCTTTCAACATAGCCGGTAACTCCTTCCCCCTTCTGTCTGCTCTTTTTAGGATTCCCTGACAAGCTATGGGACTCAAATAATACTTTTGCGCTAGGTCTCCAGTCTCCAAGATGTCCGACAACAAACACCCTTCTTCTTCGCTGTGCGACTCCGAAGTGTTGAGCATCCAACACTCTGTAGCTGAACCCATAGCCGAGTTCAACCACCGCCCCAAGGAAGGATCCAAAATCCCTTCCTTTGTTGGAACTGAGGACACCCGGCACATTTTCCCAAATGAACCACTTGGGTCTAAAGTCGTCAAGAATTCCACAATAGGTGAGTGCAAGATTTCCCCTTGGGTCTGTAAGTCCTTTTCTAAGACCTGCAACGCTGAATGATTGACAGGGAGTTCCACCGACCAAAAGTCCAATTGTTCCAATTTCCCACTCCTTATATTTAGTCATGTCCCCCATATTTGGGACTGATGGATAATGATATTTCAATACTTCACTCGGAAACTTCTCTATTTCGCTATAAGCAGCAGCTTGCCAACCCATATCATGCCAAGCAACAGTTGCAGCTTCTATTCCAGAGCAAACCGACAAATATCTCATTGCATTGCTTTCTTTGCCATTACTAGCAATATCTTGTCTTTTAACTGCTGGTGGTTCTGAATACCATAATCATTAACACCAAGCTCCTTGGCTTTAGCCTCAATACCTTGATTGCTAAACATCCAAGACTTATCATCCATCTGTTTGCTTACAGGATTCTGACTATTAGCCCACTCGGCTTTAAATCCTACCCAGTTTCTTTCGCAACATAGTTGCATGACATCTTGTAAAGACATCTTGGCTTTATCAGCTTCTCTTTGCAATCCTTTTAATGCAGTAGGAGTCCAAGGAGATTTTTTAGCTTTTCTTACCTTTAAATAATCTTTAAAAACAGAAGGAGATACACCTTCTGGTGTAGCATTATCTTCTTTTATCTTCTCTTCTTTTATCTTCTCTTCTATATGGCAATTGCTTGGCACTTGCTTACCAATTGCTTTAGCAAGCCCACCTTTCTTGCCATTCTCAGCCTTTTTTAGCCTTTCAACATCCTTTTCTGTTCTTAAAGAATGTAACTTTTGATTAATCAAAGTATCGTCTTTTAGTAGGACAAAGCAACTACTTAGCACTTGCCAAGCATCTGCCATAACATCTTCTGGGCATCCGCAAATATCAGCTAGTTCTTTAATGTCGTTTGGTATATATCCTTCTACCCAGCACTCATCAAGAAGCTCTCTGTAAAGACCTCTTTCAATATAAGACATTCTTTGGATTTTGCGATTAGCTCGCCAATCTTGCCAAAACCATTTGTAGTAGGGAAGAGTTCTATCAATCATTTGATGACTCACTACTAGAAAATTTATTTGCTTCAGCTTCAGCAATTAATTTATCTGCATTTTTTATAACTGCTCTAAATTGCCCAATAGTTAAGCAAACTATTTGGTCATCCTCTTGATAGTATTGGTCACCAGTTGATTTGAAGCAGATGAAGCCATTGTCGCTGGCATAGATTTCTACACCATTTGTGGCTGGGAATACAAGCATATTGTTCCTTTGGTCAAAAAGGTAGTCGTTAATTGAAGGTGGGCAGGTCGGTGACTAATCGACTTTTCGCAGCATCCGCTACTAGCCTTGAAATAGATTAAACCATATTTTTTACAAAATCAATAGCCTCTTGTGGATTATTTATTCTTACTACTGGAGATCCTTGCCAGCTTTTTTGGAACTCTAGCTGTGCAGGTGTGAATGATGCCTTGTCATCTCGCTTGACTTCAATAAGGTAGGTCTGACCATTTATTCCGCAGAGTAAATCTGGACAGCCCATTCCTTGTGTGTGAAGATGAAATACTGACATACCCATAGACCGCAAGTGTTCTACTATGGCTTTTTGGTTAATATCAACTCTGCGGACTCTCATGGTGATATAATAAACGAAACCCCTAGGAATTACGAGTTCTCTAGAGGCTTCTAACCACCACAATTATCGGAGAATTGCATGGCTGCGCAAGATTCTACATTTACCAAAGAATACCTACAATCTTTATTTCATTACAGTAATGGAGATTTGTATTGGAAAGTGCAACTATCTAAGGTTGCAAAAGTTGGTGACAAGGCTGGAAGCATTGATAGATTAGGCTATCTAAACATCCAAATCCATAGAAAGAAATACAAAGCACACAGAATTATTTTTTTAATGCACCATGGGTATTTGCCAGAGTTTATTGATCATATTGATAGAAACCCATCTAACAATAGAATTGAAAACCTAAGACCAGCAACTCATACAGAAAATATGTGCAACAGCAAAACACCAAAAAATAACAAGTCAGGTGTTAAAGGTGTTTCATGGCATAAAGTTCACAAAAAATGGTATGTAAGTATAGGATTTAAAAACAAAAAATATTTTTTTGGGATATTTACAGATATTGAAGATGCAAAAATTGTTGCAAAAAAAGCATACAAAGAATTGCATGGTGAATTTAGTTAAATAAGTAAATTGTTGTTTTTCCGCAACTTAGGGTTTTCCTTACTAATTATTTTGCATTGTAAGCATTTTTGTAAGTATTCTGTAAGTTTCAAGGACTAAATTAACCATGTAGCAAATATTTTGTTTAACAGGTTTAAAGGGGAATTAAATGACACCAGCAGATTTTGAATTAACACAAGCAGATTTTGATGCTCATCCTAATATGACTTACGAGCAAATTCAAGATTTATATTATCAAGATGCAGTAGCTAATGAAGCTATGGCAGAAGCAGAAGGTAAGTGGGAAGATTCTGGTTGTTATTAATATAAAGGGGGGTAACCCCCTTGAAAGGTTTATATGAAAGTTACTAAGTTAGATATTTTTGGTGCAGCAGTTTTAGGCGCAGTTATTGGTTCAATGTTTGCTTTGTTTATTTAAGGAGAAGATGATGACTTTTGAAGAACTAGTTAATGACTTTATGGCTGATGAATATAACCCATGCAAGGTTAATAACTTCCTAGAAGCTATGGAACAGACCAGCAAAGAGCAAGGTGAAAGACTCCAAGAGCTACTAGAGAACAGAGACTTTGAGACTCTAGGCAGATGGGTCTGGAATCACACAGTAGAAGTCATGGAAGGTTATGCCAATGACAGGGCTAACTATGAGATGGACTTAAGAACTCAATGGGATGAGAGATGATTACTAAATACCGCAGACTAAGAATGTCAGGATTGTGTAAGTCTACAGCTCTATATTTTTGTTGGCGCAGTTTTGTTAATAAGTTTTTTAGGAGAAATAAATGAGTAAATATGCAGAACTAAGAAAGATTGATGTCTCAAGCAAGATTGAGAAAAAGAATGGTCTTAGCTATTTGTCATGGGCTTGGGCTTGTGACCAGTTGTTGCAGCAAGATCCTATGGCTACTTGGTCTTATGGTCAGCCAGTATTGTTTGGTGAGACTGTGATGGTGTTCTGCACAGTCAATGCTTTTGGCAAGTCTATGACAGCACAGTTGCCAGTTATGGATTATCGCAACAAAGCCATTCCTAACCCAGATGCTTTTGCAGTTAATACAGCAATGATGAGATGCCTAGCCAAAGCTATCGCATTGCATGGTATTGGCTTGTATATCTATGCAGGTGAAGATTTGCCACAGGAAGATGCAGAGCCTGTAGATGTCAATTCGCTAGTAGAAGCCATTGGTCTTTGTACCGATATGGAACAACTAAAGACTGCTTTTGCACAGGCTTACAAAGTAGCAAGCAAAGACAAGCAAGCATTGAAACTAATCAATGATGCAAAAGAATTGAAGAAGAAGGAGTTAGCATGAACCACTTAGACAATATTGATAAACCATATATTCCAGCAGCTAAGACGAATATCTTGGAAACACTCAAGAAACTAGGATGGACACCACCTAGCGAAGATAAAAGATTTATTGAAAAATGGCAGACTTACAAACACTTAGCATGGAGAAACGAGCAATGAAGATGGATGACCAAAAAGACTACTCAGGTATCTGGATCGACCTAATGGCAGAGGTAAAGGTGTTGCACCACTACTGTCTAGCAGGTGACTGGACTAGTGCAATCAAGACAGCCAAGAACTGTAGTAAGTATGCAGACGATTTATCCCTTGTTCTTCAAGAGATGTCTGAAGTAAAATGATTACTATAATTCTTGTCCTTTTATTAGGTTTTTTGGCAGGGTTAGCCTTTGTAGGGCTAATCCTTTGGTTAGGAGATAGATGATGGAACAAAGAACAGAAGAATGGTTCGCAGCCAGACTAGGCAAAGTAACTGCTAGTAAAGTATCAGCAGTCTTGGCTAAGAAGGATTCAGCCACTAGATCAGATTACTTGACAGACTTAGTTCTCGAAAGACTTACTGGCAAGCAACAGGAGTTCTACCAGAATGAAGCTATGCAATGGGGAACAGATACAGAGCCTCAAGCGAGAATGGCTTATGAAGCTCAGACATCTACTCTTGTGGATGAGCTGGGGTTTATTGACCATCCTACCATTGCTAATTTTGGTTGCTCTCCTGATGGTGTTATTGGAGAAGATGGGCTTATCGAAATTAAGTGTCCCAATTCAAAGACTCATCTTTCTACTCTATTGAGTGGTAAAGCACCGACCAAGTATATTCCTCAGATGCAAACTCAGATGGCTGTGATGAACCGCCAATGGTGTGACTTTGTATCTTTTGATCCAAGGCTTCCAGAGGATTTGCAGTTGTTTGTTGTCCGAGTAAATCGAGATGATGAATATATTGCAAAGCTCGAAGAAGAAGTAGTAGTTTTTTTAGATGAAGTAAACGAAACAGTAAATAAATTGAAAGGTTTAAAAGATGGCAGTCAAGAAACAACTAAAAGCTAAAGCAGGTACTTACACAAACAAGCAAGGTGAAGAAAAAACTCGCTATGTCAATGTAGGTGTTTTATTGGAAACTGGTAAAGGTGAGATGCTAAAGATTGAATCTTTGCCTGTGCCTTTTGATGGATGGATCTACTTTGCAGATATTGAGAAGCGAGAAGTAGGTCAGAACCCTACAGCAGCTCCACTAGCTGATGATGTCCCATTCTAAGGAGTTATTATGAAAAAGATTATTGCAGGTGTTTTGTTGGCAATGACAGCGACAGTTGTCTATGCTAATTGCACTACACACACAGTAACAACTTCCAATGGCAGAATGGTTATATGCACTACCTGTTGTTATGGTGGTAACTGCAACACTAACTGCTTCTAACTAACAATGGGCAAAAGCGGATGCTATTGTGCGACACCTGTATAAGGATCGTATTGCAGATAGTGCAGCGAGTAGCCCAGTTTTGAAAGGTTTATATGAGTCAGAGAGAAATGAAACAAAAGCGAATCCAGTATTTATTACTCAGGATGCAAAAAGAACCAATGAACTGTCACCAGATGGCAGACTCAGTTAATCTGAGCATCAAGTCATTCTCTAAATATTTGACAGAGATGCGCTTCAAGAAGCAGGTCTATATCGATCACTATGCTAGGAGTGAAGCAGGTGCTTATACTGTTTACTACAAGACTGGCAATCTACCGGATGCAGAAAAGCCATTGCCATATAGCCAGCAAGAATACAACAGACGATACAAGCTCAAGACAAGAGAACCATTGAGAAGAATACCAAAGGTAGTAGTAAGACCTGACTATGCAGCTCATTGGCTTTTTAACCCCATAGCAGAGGTTTAAATGATTAAGGAATGGATTGAGAAGATCAGAAAGAGTCTGGTCGGCATGGTTATTATTTTTGTTATTGGCAATAGTTTTGGTGGGCTTGGTGCTTACTACACAATTGCTCAAGACTGCTCAGTTATGGGGATGTTCAGAATAGGAATGACCCCATACAGTTGCAAAAGGCTTATTCCATGATTATTGATCCTGTAGATTTGGCAGATAGACTGTATGAACTTTTGCAAGCAAGGCTACCTAATGGTGGATATGTTGTAAAAAAACAACACAGAGAGACAGTAATAATGGCAGAGCATTTACTTAGGGAATTATTTAGAAGATGAATATCTTAGAAGAAGCACACTCGATCATCTATGGTGATAGGGAAAAGACCTATGGACACCCAGCCAAGAACCTTCTTAACATTGCTAAGTTGTGGAGCATTTACTTAGACAAAGAAGTGACTGCACAGGATGTCGCAACAATGATGGTTTTATTGAAGATAGCTAGGCTAAAGAATCAGCCAGACCACAGAGATAGCTTGGTGGATTCTGTAGGATACCTAGCTTTGATTGAAAGGATCAAGGAATGAATGAAGAACTAACAAAAGATTTTTGGACTCAGGTCAATGAAATTGAGCAGTTGAGCTGTAAAGTAAATAGTTGTCAGTCTATAATTGCCATCTGCGCAGAAAGAGCTTTAGGTGATGACTCTGGCGCATTGTGGGCTGCCTCAGATATTCTTAACGATATAGAGTCCAAATTGGATGACAGAGTTCACAATTTACTAATGATTTACCGACAACTTCAAAACCCAGTTAAAAAGGCTAAAAAGAAATGACACTAGAAAAAGACTTTACCCTCTCAGAAGATGAACTAGAAGTAATCAGAGAAGCCATCCGAAAAACAATGGCTGAGTATTTAGCGAGCTTGCAATGATTAGATGGTCAGGAACTATACTTTGTTTGATAGGTATAGCCCTGACTAGTCTCAATATATACCCTTTAAACCTCTTATTTGGGCTTGTAGGCAGTTTTCTGTGGACAGTCCAAGGCTACCTATACAGGGACAATGCTTTGCTCTTGGTGGAGCTTGTAGCAGTTATTATTTATTTGGTAGGTCTTGTTAGGGTTTTCCCTTAGACAGTCCAAATCTTTCCTCGGAAAGTAACTTCACCTTTATCTTCATTCCATACTTGCACTAACTCAGGTGGTAGCAACTTGCCATCTACAAAGGTTAGAACTGCGAATCCGCTTCTCCAGTCTTTAGGGTTGTCCTCGGTATAGTCAGAGAACTGGTCACCCATTGGATTAGCTAGGCAGCCTGTCTGAACACCATAGCGAGTACCCTTGTAGTCTGTGAATGGCTCTACCTTTAGTTGGTGAGTATGACCGGTAACAATAGAAGTGCCAGCAAAGGTTGTGTTGTTTGATCCTGCATAGCGACCACCTTTCCATCTGTGTTTAATCACAGTATCTTCATTGATCCAGAATGACCAACAAGGTTGCCATAGCGGAAAATGGTCTTTAAGGGTAAATCCTTGGACTCCTTCATACTGAGGAGCTTGAGCTGCTAGGAAGTTCTCAAATCGCGCATCATGGTTACCAAGAGTCCAGATAAGATTAGACTTGTGGACTGAGGCTTCTTCGATAGCAGATAAATGGTCTTGGACTGCCTTGAGTTCTTCGATTACAGAAGGCTTTGAATCCCAACCAATTCTAGGATGTCGGCTGATAGATGCACAATCAAAGGCATCACCATTGTTGATAATGACTTCAGGCTTGTGGGCTTTAATGAATGTCAGCAATGCTCTAAAGGCTGTGCTGTAGTCCTCTGGATAGAAATGAGCATCTGAGAATACTACTACTGTGCCATTCTCAATAACTGTTCCTCTGCGGACAGAGTGCCTAGTTTCTTCTAGCTTCTCTGCTAGTTTTTGCTTTGCTGTTTCTCTATCAAAATTTATGACTCTTTTGCTAGGATTATTAGTCGCTAGAGTGATATTGTATTTACCCTCTAAATAATTCCTGCGCCTCATAATATTTCTAGCATCAACACCTAGGGCTTTAGCCATCCCAGTTGGTGATTCTATTTGTTTCCAAAGTTCTATAAATTCTTGGTCGCTACAGGGTTGTTGTGGCATTAAAGTTCCTTGGGGTCAAATCCTAAAGTAATAGCAATCTTATGAGATAACTCATTGAAATTAGCATCATGCTTATCCCAGTTTTTGCATCCCTTTAGGTATAGCCTCATATGGATAATTTCATGGGCTACAGTTTTTACAACAGTATCCAGATGCCCATTCTTAGCCTCAGAGATCCTGATGACATGGGGTTCTGGCTCGTATTCACCCAAGCAGGTAGGATCTTTATGGACTTCAAATCCTACTTGTTTAGATGGTGGTAGATTCCACCGATTAAAAGGTGGCAGACAAATTAACATCTCATAGACTGCTTGAACAGTTGGTGGAGTTACTAATTTCATCTGCCTAGTATCCTATAGAATTATTACAATTTCAAGACTCAAACATTTCTTTCTCATGGGTTCTTCTAATTACTAATCCTTTTAGCACCTTGCCACCTGCCTTAGTCCATGCCAAAAACTGCTCGGCAGCACCTTCATAATCACCCCTATTTAACTTCATTCTAAGGGTAGAGTTCTGCAAATTGCCTAAACCGACATTGAAAGAGAATGATACCAAAGCATCAAATTGTCCCTGTGTTAATGGGACTTTAATCAGCCTCAAGACTCCAGCCTCAAAGCGAGCTAGGTCTTTTCTTAGGATTTCATCTATTTCTTCAGCACTTATAACCCTGTCCCATCCGGCAGGGATAGGAAGGGCTTTTCTTTCAGCTAGTGGCACTTTGGCATGGTTAGGATCAATGACATGACCGCAACCGATTGTCCAAAGTATCGCAGGACATTGATAGGGTCTATTTCTAATGCCCTCATCTTTTTTAATTTGTTCTATACATTTCTGACTTACTTTCATAAGACCAACCTTCTTTTTTAGAAGCCCACAACTTAGCTGTAATTTTGTTTATCTTGTAAAACCTAGCAACTTGCCTATATCCATAAAATACCCCATCTGGAGTGGTAATGATGGTATGGCATTTAGTTTTTGCCATTTTGTTTAAAGACTCTTTACTATGAGCTTTTCCATAAAAAGGATTATTTGAGCCACTACAGTCGTAATTCCATCCTAAAGCGACTCTATTCTTATAGTCTATAAACTTGCTTCTATCTCCACCATAACCGCCTACAGCTTCATTCCATCCTATTTGAAAGGAGTTTCTAAGCTCTTTTTCTTTTGCATAACATTCTTCTTTTGTGCCTTCAAAGACAATCTCTTTAATTAAGTTATTCCAGCCATGCTTATTAATTGCATTGCCAAAGTGACAATTAAGAGTTGGAGTTATCTTTTTATGCCGATACATCCTTGATTTGAAATTAACAGAAACACCGACATAGCCATCTTTAGCTATGTCAGTATGTTCTTTAAGGTGTATCCAATAGACTACCATGCTTATATTTTACTACTTCTTATTCCAGCCTCTTGATCCAAACCAGTAGCCAATAATAGCACCAAGCATAGCCATCTCATCTTCGCTGAAAATCATGTCAGTAGCTTTGATAAAGTCATCAACATTGGTAATCAAAGTGCCATGAGTGAACAGATAGATACCAATACCGATATTAATAATGAACAACTCAGCTACAAACAAATAGGTCACTACAGGTCTAACTGTGGCTACAAAAGTAGAAGCCCAAGGAGCAGCCTTCTCAAGGACTTTAGCATCATGCGCATAGGCAGCCTTGGTCATCTCTGCATCAGTTTCCATCATTACTTGGTCTGTGCGGATTTCTTCGACTTTGGCTTGGGCTAAGAAGCCTCTTTCCATCATCTGAAGCTCTCTATCCCTTTGCATCTGAGCAAGTTCTAGCTCATGCTTCTTGTCTGACTTATCTTGAAAATACTCTAATAGCTTTGGCAGACCTGATACCAATAGACCGCCTAGTGTTGAAATCAATGAAAACATACCTACTCCTAGTTATTTGATAATGGGTTATCTAAAGCTCGCTTAATCTTGTTGTCTACTTCTTTTCGCATCTCTCTCAAGTCTTTATCTACTTCTCTGGATAGCTGCTTGCCATCTCTCTCGACTTGCTCAACTACCTTCTCAAGTCTGCGGACATCATTCTTAATATCATTCTTGATGTCTCTAGTGTAATCATTGACCTTGGCTGTGGATTCTTCCATCAATGCTAGTTTCTTGTCATACTCTGTAAAGTCAGGGCTGACATAATTCTTAATGGCAGAGCGCATACTCATATAGTCGTTATAGAACTCAAAAGCTCCCCAAAATGCACCACCGACAACAGGCGCAATAGTTACAACTAATAC